TTGCGATCGCTATCCCACCCACCCAACCAGCGATCTAAATGTGAACCAGATTAGGGTATTTGTCCTCTAAATATCTTGGCATCAAAAGTGGTTTATAAATGTCCTCCAGAAAATATCTAAAGTGTTCTAACTCTCTCATTCGATAACACCAAGGCTGACAAGGACGACCATCAGGGAAGCGATAGGAGTATTTAACGCGATCGCCAGCCCAAGACTTATCCTTGCGATGATTTGACCATGTAATGCCAATACTGCCATCTAGCAAGTCTGATTTGTTGATAGGCAATTTAAGCACTGTTTCCACATAGACCAGCAAATTAGCTGATTCATGGAGAACGCACCAGTAACCGTGAGGAATTTTATTGCAGTCAAGCATCATGCACTCGACACGCTCTGTGTATGCTCCTAAAACTTTAGCGTGAGGTTTTGCTGTTTTAGCTATGCGTTCACACTCAAGAAAATATTTCCTGATTGCTTTTCCCTGTGCTGTACCAGCCATCATACCGAGTGATTTAAAGCAATCTATAGATAGCTCTATTTTTTCGTAGCGATGGCTAAAACGTCCATCTGGCTTAGTCTCAACCATTTGGGTAATACGGAAATCAAACTCTTTTTCAAAATTCCGAACCAGCTTATCTTTTGCTTTTTGCTTACTGGAATAGCCTAGCCACTGCCATGCGTCGTCTAAATTTACTGGGAAATCATCGGAACACTCATAAAGCGCGATCGCCAGTTCTTGATTAAATGATATATTAGTCATGTTGAGTAACCCGCGTTATCGGGAGAAAGATAGCCAGCGAAACCACCTGGAATATGTCTAGTATTCCTTCGTGGGCTGGTTTAATTATTATATCACAATTAATACATGATTTGCACTTTCAATAAATCCCAATAGGTGTGACTATAGAAATACCAAGTCAGGATATTATTGGTTAGCGAATTACATTTACTTTAGAGCGATCGCGTAAATTCCCCTAACTCAAATTTCCCGCATCCACTCATAAGACAATTCATTTTCTATCTCACCAAAAGCGTAAACTGTGGCATCTGCTTTATCAGGCGATCGCATATAACAAAAAGAAAAAGGATTATTCACTAACTACTACTTTTCTGGTTTGTTGCTCATTATGATATACTCTTAATATTAAACCTAGTCGCGTGGCGGTGTTGTCAGCACCGGATTCACCACTAGGAGTAGGTCTAGTTCACCCACAAATTAATTGTACATGAAAACCATTGAATTTAAACTTTACCCTACCCTTGTTCAGTCGCAGACTATTGATAAATGGCTACAAGATATTAAATGGGTTTGGAACAAAGGTCTATCTCTCAAGTTTGCTGATAGACAGAAATATTACAGAACTCAAATAAGCGATCGCAATATTCCCGATGGACTACTACTGAGATGGAAATGGCGTAAAGTTGAAACCACAGATAAGAAGGGTAAAGTTACTGAGAAGTGGGAGAAAATCAGATTAATCGGTAGTGGTGTTGCCCGTCCTAAAAGTGGTTATCCCTATTGTCCAATTAGGGAACACAGGAACATTGAAGAACCTGGGAAGTTTAAATATTTTAGAAATGACAATTCTCCACAATTTGTAATTGATATACCATCTGAATTTAAAGAGGGTATGGCAGACACACTTAAAAAGGCATGGCAAGCATACAGCGACCCTAAACGCCCTACTCAAAAACCTAAATTTAAAGGTAAACGCGATAAACTGCGATCGCTTACAAGTCTTCACGCTGGTGGTACAAACAAACTATTAAAACCAGAAAGAATACCCGGGTCTGATAATGGCTTTGTCCAATTTCCTAAACTTGGTAAACTCAAAGTCAAGGGGCTTTATGATAGGTATAACTGGATAGAATGGGGGAGTGCCAAAATAGTTAAAGAACCATCAGGATACTATCTTCATGTATGTGTTGATATTCCAAATGAACCTCTACCAAAATCTGATAAAGCAGTAGGAATTGATCCGGGTTTATTATCAGTTATTACCACGGATCAGGGTAGAGAAGTTGCACCGCCAAAACTATTCCGAAAGCAGCAAGCTAAGTTAAGACGATTACAGCGCAAAGCATCCAGGCAAGAGAAGGGAGGGCAAAACCAGAAGAAAACCTACCAAAAAGTAGCACTACATCATGAGAAAATTCGCCGTAGTCGTAACGCATTTAATCATAAGTTATCTACTAAAGTTGTGCGTGAGTATTCTGGGATTGCGATGGAAGACTTAAAAATACAAAACTTGAACCGTAGTAAAGCCGGATTAAACAAAAGTTTTGCTGATTCAGCACTGGGTGATTTAATCAGTAAGATTGAAACAAAGTGCAAAGATACTGATAGAGAGTTTGTAAAAGTTGCGGCACACTACACTACGGTTGACTGTTCAAATTGTGGTGCTAGAATAAAGAAAGCTTTAAGTCAAAGAACTCATCGCTGTACAGAATGTGGCTATGAAGATGGACGCGATTCTAATGCAGCAAAGAATATCTTGATCAAAGGGCAAAAAGAATTTAAAACAGTGTACCGCGCTTGGGCGTGGGAACATGGGGAAACCCGAAAGCCTGACTCTGATTCCAATACGGAATGTCATCAGGAAGCTAAGACCGATTTATCGGAAATAGCACCGGGAGATGAATATTCTCCCCCAACTACATTGACAAGTCCGTGTATCCTAACAGATCCGTCAGAAACTTCGGTTACTTGCCATGACCGAGTTACAGACAATTTACCAACTAAAACAAAAAGAAAAAATGCCAAAAAACAGCGACCCTCGGAAACTAGCGATGAAAGTCATACACAGCTTACTCTCTGGTGACAGGGGCTAGGATACCCGCAGGATGTCATGTAGCTGGTAAGACGAGCGCGAACTTCTCCAGCTAGGATACCCGCAGGATGTCATGTAGCTGGTAAGACATTTGGGGAGTCGTCGCCACTAAAAGAGCCGTAAGCAGCTAGGATACCCGCAGGATGTCATGTAGCTGGTAAGATAACTTCTAATATGTTCTCGATATTCAGCAATTATTTGCTAGGATACCCGCAGGATGTCATGTAGCTGGTAAGCTCTTTATTTTTGAAGGTGAAAGGCTTCAAATTATTCAAGCTAGGATACCCGCAGGATGTCATGTAGCTGGTAAGGATAGAAGCGATTTTAGAACAGACTACCCAACGGCTTGAGCTAGGATACCCGCAGGATGTCATGTAGCTGGTAAGTAAATCAGTTGGCTATAGGTGGGTAATCAGTCACGCTAGGATACCCGCAGGATGTCATGTAGTTGGCAAGTTACTTTCAACTCTAATTTCCCCAAATTCAGCCCTATCCAGCGATCGCTGTATACTAAAGATCAATCTCTCTCATCCACTCGTAACCATCATCATTAGAGTAATCATTTGCTAGGATCATCATGTTTCTAGTGGGATTATTTACGTCTTCATCAACGTTTAGATGACTGTTGATAGCTACTTTTATATCTTTAGAAATTATCAAGTGCTTATCATTTATAGATAAAACTAAATTTGTAATATCAGCTTTTTTGCTTTCAAATTTAACTTCTTCTACGCTAATCCAATTTTTCCTATTCCATAGTTCTTCCCCTTCTCTTTCCTGACAAAGTTTGTTTTCTATTGTTCCACAAACATTACTGTCATTGCATATTATGTTTTCGATACGCTTGCTTTCTCGCCATTTAGAAATAATATTCATGGTGCTTTCTACAGATACTTGTCCAGGCAAATGATAATCTAATAAAAATAACAATTCACGCTTTTTATCAAACAATCCCAAAGAAAGACCTTTTGAATCAATATAAATTGAAATGAATATACAATTTTTCATAGTATGTTAAACATTGGTTGTTTTTGACTAATGGCACCGCTCAAAGCAAATGAGGCTGACATAATTATATCATCATGCTTACCATTACTGGCTTCTAATCTATTTTTGTTCTGCTTAAAATTTAAAAGTTCTTCTATGATAGGAGTATTTGTTGGATAAATAAAATCTCCATTTTCTATCAGCATTTTCAACCTGTCTAGCATCAACGGCTTAGAGTCACCTGTAGTTTTAATCCGTTCAAAGTCAACATATTTATTAGTTTTTACTAACTCCTCGTACCAGACTTGACCGACACCACCCGTAACTTCAATAGCGACCCTAGAAGGCTTGTAACTCTCTATTAGTTTATTAATGTTATACAAATGATATTCTGTGGATTGCTGGGACTTCCTGTATAAATGCACTAACGAGAATTTATTATTATCCTTCTTTAAGACCACACACACAGCATAATCTCTACCAGTTGTGGCAGCATCTATTCCTAAGTAGTAATTAAATTTATTGCTATAGTCTTCATAATTACCGATCGCACAATTATCAATATCCGAAAATTTAAAGTAATTGCATTCTGTCTCTTGGAAACTTAAATTATATTCTTGGTTAATAACTTCCCATGACAATTTCTGCTTATCATGAATATCTTGTAAGAAAGTAGGATTACTGCTATACAGAGGATGTGCTTTCCAGTGAATCAATACTTTAGCCCATCCACCATTATCTATCCAGTGCTGGTAAGGTTTAATACCATTCCCGGCATCTGTGCAAAGTGATTCAATATCTTTGCTTCCATTTCCACTATTAAGTAAATCCCAGTAAAAACCAGATTTACCATTAGGTGTAGAAACTGCAAATACTCGCGCTTTGTCTCCTACCATCTGCTGTGATGGGGCAAGCGAGTCGTAAACTTCCTTAGCGGTCTCTAGAAATGCTAACTCATCCAGAAATACGTCAACTACTGATTCAATACCTCGTGCAGAATCTGGGTTGCTATTTCTGAACAGAATCCTACCACCACCATTAATTTCTATATCTGTTAAATTCTCGGTCGCCGTCTTCAACCCCAAGGATTTAATCATTCTCTTCATCCGCCTAGCAATCAAGGATGAGTCAGTTTGAGTTTTAGAAAAAACCAAGCCAAGGTATCCAGGATTAAGGCAAGCCCTCCACAGCATAAAACAAGTGATAGTCTCGCTTATACCTAACTGACGTGACTTGACTACGCAAACCGAATGGTTGACCATTAGATTCGCAAGCTCAATCTGGTATTGATAGGGATTAAAATTAATAACATTGCCACCACTTCTAATCTTGCATCTTCTGGCAAAATCTAACCAAACTTCAGGAGTTCCTAGTATATTTTTGGTTTTACGCGATCGCTTCTCCGACTTTTGCGAATGATAATTTACCAAAGGATTTTCGGCATATATATCTTCAAGGATAATATCTTTAGCTCTACTCTTCCTCATCAGAACTCATTTGCTGTAATAGTTTTTCTATTGCCAAAGAATCGGATAACAAGCGATCGCCTTGCGTCAAACAAGTATCTATTGAC